TTTTTTGCTGTTTCTTTTTCGAGCAGCAGCCGGCATCCGACGTGTAGCCGTGACTGGAGTTCAGACGTGTGCTATTCCGATCTGAAGACAGGTATGCGCCAAGAAGCCTTTGGTGATGCCTGGTAATTGTTGTCAGCACAGGGTGAAGCAGTAGAAGCTGTAACCCAAGAGCAAGAGATTGCGCGACTAGGCGACAATGCTGGAGAGCGTATCAAGAATGTTGAGGGCTATCTAAAGAACAACTTAGATGCTGCTGACTACGAAGTGGTTCGTGATCTTGTTACTGATGCCAAGTCTATTGAGCTGGTAGAGTATTTGGTTCGTGCTACTGCACCTACTAAGCTACCTATTGATGGTGGACAGCATCCTACAGGCATGACTTGGGCTGATATTGAAACCCAAATGTTCGCAAAGAACGAGAATGGACAGCTCCTCCGTAGCATTGATGCTAACCATGAAGCCAAAATCCAGAAGATGATGCAGGAATTTGGTGGCGACAAGGCTCATACCCGCACGTTTGGTTGAGTTTATGGGGTGAAAGGTGTATAATCGGCACACTGGACACCCCTTTCTATTAAGGCCCAGTAAATTTAGGTTGAATGCTGACCAAGTTTACTCGGGTACTCAGCTAAAACCTTGAAAAACTTTTATATTATTTATTACTCTTTTTCGAGGAAATCATTATGAGTAAGGTATTATCATCCGTAGCGGTAACGGAGTTTGACAGTCTTGTTAAGCACGCATACCAAAACGCTGGCCTTTTGAAAGGCGCTGTAACTGTACGAAACAACGTAGTAGGTGACACCTACAAATTCCGTAACATGGGTAAGGGTCTAGCTAACCAGAAGTCTACTTCTGATCTAGTAACTCCTATGGACATCACTCACGGCTTCGCAACTGCAACTCTGCAAAACTGGAATGCTCCAGAGTACACAGATATGTTTGATGCTCAGACTGTAAACTTTGACGAGAAGCAGGAACTTGCAAGCACTATCGCACAGTCTCTTGGTCGTCGTTGTGACCAGCTCGTCATCGACGCTATGGACGCAGAAACTGGCTATGCTGACACTGTTGGCAAAGACACTGGCGGTGCAAGCTCTAACCTAAACATTGAGAAGATTGTTGCAGCTCAAGTTGCACTTCGCTCTCAAGGTGTTCCTAACTCTAACCTGTATGCTGCTATTGAAGCAAAAGGTTTGGGTGGTATGCTTAACGAAGAGAAGATCAGCTCTGTTGATTACAACAATGTTAAAGCTCTGGTCAACGGTGACGTTGATACTTTCGGTGGCTTTAAGTTTGTAATTATCGAAGATCGTGCTGAAGGTGGCCTGACTGAAGCAGCTAACGTAGTTGATTCATACTTCTTCTCTCAGGACGCTGTTGGTCTTGCAATCGGTATCGACATCAAGACTGACGTTGATTGGATTGCTGATCGTACTTCTTGGTTGTGTAACGGTATGCTCAAGGCTGGCGCTGTCTCTCGTGACGGTAAGGGCATCGTTAAAGTTCAATACAACAAAACTGCATAAGGAATATTATCATGGCTTTTTCAAGAGACGGCTTATGCCGAATTGGTGGTTCTGGTGTTGGTGGAGCTACTTGGCAGTATTCTACTGCTGATGCTACTTCTGCTGTTGTAGCAGACACTAACTACTTTGCTTCAGCTAAGGATGAGCTAGATGCTGGTGACGTACTTATCGTTGTCGGTACTACTGGTGGAACTCCTACTGGACGTATTTCATACGTTGAGTCAAATGACGGTACTACTGTTGTTTGTGCTGCTGGTGTAGTAATCACTGCGTAAAACTGAATGGGGCTGCTTAGGTGGCCCCTTTCTTTCAAGACTAAAGGTTCCTTATGGCAAACAGTAAGCTATCGTTAATTAATAATGCTCTTATTCTGATTGGCGATGTGCCACTTGTATCCCTGACTAGCGGTACTCGCGCTCAGGTTGTAGCCACCAGCCTATACGACAATATCATTGATAATGAACTCAGCAAGCATCGCTGGGGTTTTGCTCGTAACGTTGCACAGCTTAGTAAAGATGCAGCTGCTCCAGTAGGTAATGAGTGGCAAACTTCGTACACGCTTCCTGCTGACATGCTGGTATTAATTAAACTTGATCCCAGTATCCCATACCAAATTATAAACAATAAAGTCTACTGCAATTATAGCGGTACACTTTTTTGTGATTACATCCGTAAGCCCTCTGAGGCCGATTGGCCTGCATACTTTGCCAAAATGATTGAGTATGCTCTGGGCATGGACTTTGCTCCATCCATTCGTGACAGTGCTACGTCTATGGAATTACTAGCTAATCAATACTTAAACGCTAGTCGCATGGCTCGTTACACTGATTCACAGCAACATCCGCAAACAGCAATCCAGGATCGCCCATTTATTAACGTGAGGTACTAATGCCTAAGTCACAATTTCAGCAAACCAGCTTTGCCAGTGGTGAGCTGTCACCATTACTTAAAGGCCGTACCGATCTTGATCAATACTACAAGGGCGCACAGCAAGCCGAGGGCGTTGTTATTGTTCCTCAGGGTGGCGTTAAGCGTAGACCTGGATTAGAGCATATTGATGCTGTTCTAAGCCCTCTCGTTCGTCAGACTGCTGTAACTCCAACCATGCCTGCTACTGGCGGTGGAGGAGCTCAAGCCGCTATAAATGATGGCAATCCTTTGACTGGAGTGTCGACTGACTATAGCGTTGCAGATAGCCCCTTCGTTGTTGCTCAATATGACTTTGCTTCTTATGTGCCTCAATTTATTTCCGTTGAGAACGCATTTCTAACAAAGCAAAATACTACAGCAGATGTAAGTAAAACTTTAACATTGCAGTATTCAGCTAATGGATCAGCATGGAGTGATTGGAAAACATTTTCGATCTCAAGTGACCCTAGGATTGGTGGTGTTAGTAAGCGTTATGATGTTACATCACTCTCTGATGCAAACAATCGCTACTGGAGAATTACTACAAACTTAGGTAATACAGCAAATTATAAGATCAACATTGGTGAGTTTAATGCTCATCAGGCAGTTGGTGCAAACATTACTCCAAAGGTTTTTGAGTGGCAGTACGCGCCAGATCATAGCTTTGTATGTGTATTGACGCAATACAATCTGCGTATTTACCGCACCCCTCATGGTGCAGTTACTGCAACAACTTACCTTGCAGACATTCCAATGCCCTACACTGGGGCTTATGCAGTTGCTGGATCTCAAGTAGATCAGGTTAGAGTTGCACAAACAGAAAACGTAATGCTTCTGTTTCAAGAAGACAACTATCCATACAAGATTGTGTTTGACGGCACTGATGGCGCTAATGCTTTTGAAAGCAACATCCAGACTTTTATTAACATTCCTCAGTTTGATTATAACGATGCGTCTAGCCCTACCCCTGTAGCTGCTGTTCAAATAGCAACCTTTGCGTCTTTTGATGATGGTCAGCAATATCAGGTCAGCGTTGATGGTGTACTGAGCAAAGATATTACTTATGGTGGTGATGACAATGCTGATGAGCAAGCTGCAACAGCTGCTAACCTTGCAAGTGCTTTGCAGGACATGCCTGTATTTGGGTTTACTGGAGTTAGTGTAGAAAGATCTGGTACTCACGCGTATACAATTACTATGTCTGGAGAGTCTGCTAATAGCTATGGTTTGTTTTCAGGTTTTGCTACTAGCGGTGGCACTAGTGATACTATTGGCTTTTCTTTAGCTACTCCAGGGACCCCTAGAACAGAAGATGTATGGAGTGCAACTAGAGGCTTTCCAAAGATGGGCGTATTTAACGAGGGTCGCCTGTGGTTTGGTGGAACCAAGTCTAAGCCACAAACTATATTGGCTAGTAGGTCTGGAGCTTTCTTTGACTTCTATTCCAAGAAGGGTGAGGACGATGAAGGCATCTTTGTCACTATTGATTCTCGTGAACTAACAAGCATTGTTGATATTAACCCTGATCGCGGATTGCAGGTATTCTGTTCTGGCGCTGAGTTCTTGCTTAAAGGTGTTACGCCATCGACTATTGAGATTATTGCTCAAACACAACATGGCTCATATCCACTAGAGGTTCAGTCTATTGATGGTGCCACTCTGTTTGTTGATAAGAATGGCAGAACTTTGCGTCAATACCTGTTTAACTTTAATGAGGATGCTTATACCTCTAATGACATATCTGTGTTGTCTTCACAGTTAATTGACAACCCAAAGGACATGGCAATACTAAAAGGTTCTACAACGGAAGACGCAAACTGGTTATTCATTGTTAATGAAGATGGCAATGCTGGCGTACTTAACACTATGCGTAATCAAGACATAAATGGATTTACGCGTTGGACAGCTCCTACCGGCAATGTGCTGGACTCTTGCTGTACCGTTGATAATAATCTTTATGTCGTAACAAAAAGAACTTTTGGAGTAAGTGGTTCGTCTTTCTTGGAGAGGTGGAACTTTGATAGCCTTCTTGATGCAAGTGTTAAAAAGACGGTATCAGCTACTGGCAGTGACGTTGTTGTTGCCGTAGGAACGGATCGGAAGAGCGTCGTGTAGGGAAAGAGTGTTAGTCTCGGTGGCCGCCGGAGGTGTAGATGCAAAAACTGCAACAGTGTGTCGTAGACACTGCGTGCATGTGTAAGTTCACTCGACTGTTGCGTGCGACCGTGTGGTTCA